AAAATGGAAACAGAAATACCTCTTATGCAAAAAAATCCGGGTGAAAATTTTTCGACCGTAGGGGTCGATCCTGTAACAGGTGAATATGTCATTCAAGTACCAGAGTGGATTATCTCTGAATTTGGATGGTATGAAGGTACACAGTTAAATATGGAGGTTGATAAAGATGCTATCGTGATTACCGAACTCAAAGATTGACGTGCTCTTTATAATGGAGTATAATTACATTTGAATGCATTCACATTTTAATTTGACCTAATTATGGCAAAAGGATTTACGGTAAAAGCAAAAACGCCCGTTGCGGCAAAGAAAGAACCTGAATGGGATTACGTTAAAGCAAGAGAGATGGTTAAAGGAAAAACCATTGTATTCTGTTTACCAGGTCGCGGTGTATCATATACGTATCTGAAGAACTTTGTACAATTGTGTTTTGATCTTGTACAGTCTGGAGCAAGTATTCAGATTTCACAAGACTATAGTTCCATGGTGAACTTTGCTCGTTGTAAGTGTCTTGGAGCAAATGTTCTTCGTGGTCCTGATCAGAAACCATGGGATGGTAAGTTGAATTATGATTATCAGTTATGGATTGATAGTGATATTGTGTTTAACACTGAGAAGTTCTATCAGTTAGTATTGATGGACCAGAACATTGCAAGTGGTTGGTATTGTACCGAAGACGGTCAAACCACCTCAGTTGCACATTGGATGGAAGAAGATGACTTCCGTAATAATGGTGGTGTCATGAACCATGAAACACTTGAGAGTATTGCTAAGCGTAAGAAACCATTCACTGTAGACTATGCAGGATTTGGATGGTTGCTGATCAAGAATGGAGTCTTTGAGCACGAAGAGATTAAGTATCCTTGGTTTGCACCGAAGATGCAAGTCTTTGAATCTGGAGAAGTACAGGACATGTGTGGAGAGGATGTAAGTTTCTGTCTGGATGCAATTGCAGCAGGATTTGAGATTTGGTGTGATCCTCGCATTCGCGTTGGTCACGAAAAAACTCGCGTTATCTGATATGTCTCAGGAGATTTATACAATTCTCCATAAAGGTCAAGTGCTTGCTGAGGGCTTGACCCAAGAGGAATATCTTGATAAAATGATGGACCTGGCAGAAGACTTCTATACGTCAGGTACTCCGAATCCTTCGGAGATTGATACTAAAATTACTACAGGTTAATTATGGCACGCTCTAGAACTGGTCTTAATGGGCAAACATTCGTAGAATCCCAACCGAAAAAAACTCGTCAAGGACAAGGAAAGAATACAAAATACGCCGCGACTTCTCGCAATAATGCTAAAAAATGCTATAAAGGGCAAGGTCGATAGATATAATAGTTGTGTTACGTAATGTATGGCGTGCTTGATTGCTAATCTTCCTTCAGTGGAAGTATGGGTTCGTAAGGAATATCTTACAGATCATCAGTTCGGTCATGGAGAATTTGTTAAAGGCGTTTGGGTATCGGTTAAGTCGATACCTGGACGTGCTTTTTATTTTGAAACGTACTTACCAGAGTATGCTGCCATGTACGATAAACTTCCTATCAGTGCATTTGTAACAGATCCTGAGACACCAACACCTGATATGAGTTTACCTAACCTACAGTTCTGGAATTGTATGGACTATGGTGTCGTATCTGTTGATAAGAAGTTTATTGGTTCAATGGACTTTGAATGTTATACAAGAGATCATGGTATCGTGAAGGGTACTTATGTCTGTACGATTGATAACTATCACCATGATCCAGACTATGTTGATTGGGCTACAAGTGAAAATCCTGCTGAACATAAGTCTCATAATCTAATCGAACTAGAAAATGGACAGTTTGCTCTGTATCCTAATAATAGAATGCGTATTTTTGATAATAGTTTGACACCTATTGATCCAAAAATGCCCGACTTTAAGGTATCAACACAGTATTATTCAGTAGAAAATGGTTATGATCGCCTTGGAATGGGTCGTGAAGATGAATATCATTGGAAAACTGCTAAAGAACGAGCAGAAGAGGACAAAATAAATACTGATGAGGGATAAAACCCTATAAAAAGTTTTAATTAATACTATCGGGAGTAATATTAATATGGGAAATTCACCTGTAGATAGAGACATAGATTATATGTACCAGACATACGGAACTAAAAGATTAATTACCGACTATTGGACCAAACCACCTGAAATCGATGATGATGTAGAAAAACTGGATGAGAATGAGCAAAATCCTGAGTAAGGGATATAAATAAATTCAGGAAAATCTATCACATCAATGCCTTCTTTAAGGATTTCAAAAGGATTTAAAGATATAAGTTTCTCATTTGACCCACATCCTGTGACGAAGGATCTCCCTATACTCGTTAATGAGCGTGCAATCATCAGATCTGTACGTAATTTGGTAGAAACAATCCCAACAGAGAGATTTTTTAACTCTGATTTGGGATCTGATGTTAGAGCAAGTCTGTTTGAACTTGTTGATATTGCTACAACAAAAGTTATTGAAGACCAAATCCTCGAAACAATTCGATTTTATGAACCTCGTGTCGAAAATACCTTCGTAGAAGTTGACATTAGACCCGATAATAACAGTTTTGATGTAAATGTCTACTTTGATGTTGTTGGATTAGATTTACCACCTCAAGAGTTCTCTTTCATTTTAGAGACAACCCGATAAAATATGCCTTTTACTCAATTTACAAATCTCGATTTTGATCAAATCAAGGCTCAAATCAAAGATTATCTCCGTGCAAATTCAAATTTCACGGATTTTGACTTTGAAGGGTCTAATTTTTCAGTACTAATTGACACCTTAGCATACAATACCTACATTAATGCATTCAATGCGAACCTTGTAGTCAATGAATCCTTCTTGGATGGTGCTTCAGTTCGTGAAAACGTAGTTTCTTTAGCAAGAAACATTGGTTATGTACCACGCTCTAGGACCGCTTCTAAGGCAAGTGTGTACTTTGACGTGCCAGTTGATCCATCTCTTAGGACTTTAACTCTTCAGGCAGGTCTGACGTGTATTGGAGTGAGTAATAACTCATCATATCGCTTCTCACTTCCAGAAGACGTGACTGCGATTGTACAAAATGGGATTGCATCATTTGGAACTGTAGATTTTCCAAGAGAAATCTTCCAAGGTTCGTTACTATCAAGACAATTTTTAGTAAATACTGCACAAGATCAGAGATTTATACTCGATAATCCAAGTATTGATACGTCTACCATTAGATGTTATGTAAAACCTAATGGTGGTACTGGTTTAGGGCGCGAATTTAAGTTAATTGATAACATTTTGAATCTCAACGAGAATTCTGAGGTGTTCTTAGTCCAAGAAGTTCAAGATGAAAAGTATGAATTATTGTTTGGTGATGGATATTTTGGTAAAAAGTTGGAAAATGGCGAATTTATTACCGTAAGATACCTTGTAACTGATGGTGAAAATGGAAATGGACCATCAAGATTTGATTTTCAAGGTACTTTTGTTGATGAAAAGGCAAATTCAGTCATTCCAAGTGGGTCTATTACCGTAAATACAGTTCAAAAGGCACAAAATGGTGGAGAAATTGAAGATGTTTCTTCAATTAAGTACTTTGCACCTCGTTTGTACTCTGCACAGTATAGAGCAGTCACTGCAAGGGACTACGAAGCGATTATTTCGGAGATATATCCCAATACAGAGTCTGTAGCAGTTGTTGGTGGAGAAGAATTGTCCCCACCTAAGTTCGGTAGTGTTCAAATTAGTATCAAACCAAAAAATGGAACATTTGTTTCAGATTTTGATAAGCAAAATATTCTCAATAGACTAAAGCAATATTCTATTGCCGGTATTAATCAAAAAATTATTGATCTAAAAATTCTTTATGTTGAACTTGATTCGACAATTTACTACGACATAACTAAAGCATCAAATGCTGATGATCTTAAAACTAATATTTTAGATGTATTAACGTCATATTCTAATAATATTGATATGAATCGTTTTGGTGGACGTTTCAAATATAGTAAAGTTCTTCAATTAATTGATAGAGTTGACAATGCAATTACGTCCAACATAACTAAGATTATCATTAGAAGAGATTTGCAAGCATTAACAGGTCAATTTGCTCAATATGAACTATGTTTTGGTAATAAATTTAATGTAAAACCAGGTGGATTTAATATTAAATCCACTAAGTTCAAAATAGCAGGTGAAACTGAAGATGTATCAATCATTGATACCCCAAATAGTGATCTATCTACAGGTACACTTTCAGTAGTTAAAGTTGATACTGAAGGGAATATAGTTGTTGTTGCTAAAGTTGCAGGAACGGTTGATTATGTGAAGGGAGAAATTATTTTGAATACTTTAAATATTGCTTCAACATCTAGACCAAACGATATAATTGAAATTCAAGCATATCCAGACTCTAATGATGTTATTGGACTTAAAGATCTTTATCTCAGTTTAGGCATTTCTAATAGTCAGATAAATATGGTTAAAGATGTTATTGCATCTGGTGAAGACATTTCAGGCGTCACATTCACAAGAGATTTTTATACATCAAGTTATTCAAACGGATCATTAGAGAGGAAATAAAATATGTCCAATTTTGAGAAGAGAGTGCAACTCAATAAAATTATTGAGAGCCAACTTCCAGAGTTTTTAGTTGCTGATTTTCCAAACGCCATAGAATTTTTTAGACAATACTATTTGTCTTTAGAACATCAGGGCGGTAGTGTAGATCTTG